CTTCACCAGGGCGATCATGGCGTTGATCCGCTCCCCAGCGGCGGCGCGCGCCTGCTCGAAAGCGTTCCGCACCGTGGCGACGATGGCCACCACCTGGGCCACGATGGCCTTGACCCGGTTGATCGCAGCCTGGACGGCTGCCTGGATCAGCGCCCACACGGTGAGCACCAGCGCCTTGGCCTCGTTCCACTTCTGCCGCCAGAACATCGTCACCGCGAGCAGGATGCGCTGCACGGTGTCCTTCACCTTGTTGATGGCCCACCCCACGTAGGTGGTGATCGCGGCCCAGACGCCCGTGACGGTGGCCTGCACGTTGCCCCACGTGGTGATCCACCAGGTCAGGATCGCGCCGACGACGGCCTGGATCACGCCCTGCACGAACGCCACCGCGAACTGGACCTTGGCCACGATGGCGTCCCACTGGTCGCTGATCCAGGACGTGATCGCGCCCCAGACCTGGACGGTGAACGCCTTGATCGTGTCCCAGTTGGCGATGATCAGCGCCACCAGGGCGACCACGGCGGCGATGATCCAGCCGATCGGTCCCATGGCGATCACCCAGGCGGCAGCCATCCTCGCGGCCTGGATCAGGGACTGGGTGCCCATCAGGACCCAGCCGGCCACGGTGCGGGCGACGGTGGCGGCCATCGCAGCGGCCATGCGGGCGGCCCCGGCGACCGCCGACGCTGCCGACATGGCCCAGGCGCGGACCTGCGCCAGCGCACCGGTGATGGCAGCCCGCGCGGACGTGGCCCAGGCGGTGACGGTGGCCCGCATGGCGGCCATCTGCGCGGTGGCCCAGGCTCGGGCGTTCACCACGCCAGCGCGCAGCAGCACGCCAAGCTGATTCATGCGGCCGGCGAACCCGGACAGGCCGGTGCCGACGCCGACGCCGCGCAGGCCGGCGGACAGGGCCAGGGCCCCCGCGCGAGCGCCCACCATGGTCCTGGTGACCAGGCTGATCGTGGTGGACAGCACGCTGAACGTGGCCGCGACGGACTGGATCATGGCGGCGGTTCCGGCGAACAGGGCGAACGCTGCGACGATCCCCACGATCTGCGGGCCCCAGCGGTCCATGACCGGGATGATCGTGTCCACCAGCCACGTGGCCATGTCGGCCAGCACGGGGATCATCGGGATCAGCGCGACCAGCAGCCGGCCCACCGCCGCGCCCAGCTCACCAGCCGTGGGGGCCAGGCCAGCCAGGGCGGGCGCGAGCGCCTGAAGGAACTGGACCAGGCCAGGCGCGAGGCCGGTGGCCAGGCTCGTCAGGACCGGCATCAGGCCGGTCACGAAGGCGGACACCACGGCCCCGATCACGGGCGCGAGGACCTGCGCGTGCCGGGCCGCGTTGGCGAAAAAGTCCTGAAGGATCGACTGGCCGCCCATGCTGTTCAGGAAGGTGTTGAACCGCTCGGTGAGCTGGTCCACCGTGGCCAGCAGGCCGGCACCGTCCGGGCCCGCGCTGAACACGGTGCGGATGATCCCGCCGACGTTGCCCAGGATCGACCCCAGGACCTTGGCCGTGTCGATGCCCCGCTGGATGCCGTCAGCGATGGAGCCGGTGCGGATGCCCTCGGCCACGAACGCGGCGAACCGGTTGGCCAGGCTGGTGACCTGGGCGGCCAGCGCAGGCAGGAACGACGCCCCGACCGTGCCGAGACCCAGGAAGGCGTCCAGGGCGGGCTGCACCGCGCCCTTCAGGTTGCGGAGCGCCTGGTCGGTGTAGTGGATCACCGTCAGCAGCCCGTCCATGGTGGACGGGAGCAGGGCCCAGCGGCCGGCCTCGTGGATGGCGTCATTGAACCGGCCGGCCAGGGCGACCAGGCCGCCGGTCACGGTCTGCATGGGCCCCCTGGCCAGGGCCTCGACGGTCGCCCCCAGTCCCCTGAACAGGGCGTCCTGGACGGGCAGGCGGAGCTGGCTGAACGCCTCCCGGCTGTTGCGCACCGCCCATGCGAACTCGCGCGCGTTCTGGGACAGGCCGGTCAGGGTCTCGGTGAACTTGGCGCTGTCCTCGTTCACGGCCTTCAGCGCGTCCGCCACGCCCAGGGTGCCGACGGTGAGGGCGGCGAACGCGGCCCCCGCTGCGAGGGCCCCGGCAGGCAGCAGGCCCACCAGGTTGACCAGCGGGGCCAGCGACGCGGTGAACGCCATCACGTGGGCGGTGGCGGCCTGCACGCCCATGGACGCGAACCCCACGGCAGCGGCCCTGGTGAACCCACGCACCAGGCCGGACGCGAACCGGAACCCACGGCCCATGTCGTTGATCCGACGGCCCATCTGGTCCAGTTGCTTCTCGGCCTGGCGCGTGTTGGCGTTGACGTTCACCAGCAGGCGGGACACGGCCACAGCCACAGCGGGTTACCCCTTCCCCTTCGTGCTCTTGGCCCTGTCCTTCTCTGCGCGGTCCTCAGCCACCATGGCGGCCTCAGCGGCCTCCAGCCAGAACAGCGGCCGGTTGGCCAGCTCCCACGGCGGACACCGCAGGTACTGGCCGGCCTTGATCAGCCGGTACCACGTCGGCGCTTGTCCGAGGGCCCCCTCCGTGGTGAGGTACCGGCCGAGGCCCTTTCGTCCGGGGGGAGCATCCCCTCCTGGATGGAGGCCATGAAGGACGCCAGCAGCGCGAACGGCAGCGTGCGGAGCGTGTCGGCCGTGATCGGCAGCGGCACGTCCTCGTCGTCGGTGATCTCCCAGGACGCGAGCAGCGGCAACAGCGCGTCGCTCAGGACGTTCACGTCCTCGTCCTCGGCCTGGTCCAGCATGGCGTCCAGGCTGGCCGGGGTGACCTTGGCCGGGTGGTAGCCGAACGCGATGGTGTGCTCGCCCCACTTGACCGTGGCCTCGGCCACCGTTTCCTGCATCTGGCTCAGACGCATGGTTCTCCCTGTCCTCTTGCGGGTTCAGCCGGCCTCGATCAGAGGGCGGCCACCGTGTTCGTCACGGTGATCTGGGTGGCCCGGCCCCAGGCGGCGTCGTGGACGACCTGGAGCGTGGGCTGGATGGCGTACACGCCGTCCTCGTCGGACTTCTCGCCGGGCTCGGACACCTTGACCGCGAAGTCCCACGCCAGGGCGTAGCGCACGTCGTCGTCGGCGGTCGCGCCCTCGTAGATCACCGGGCCCTCGGCGGCGATCCGCACGAACATGGTGCGCCCGTTGCGGAACCGGTCCACCCAGGCCATACCGGCGTCGTCGGCCTCCACCATGTACTCCATGGTGAAGTCGGGCTCCGGGGCCTCGACGTAGCTGGAGAACGAGGGCTTCAGGGCGTTCAGGTACCACACCGGGTTGAACCGGCCGCCGATGGAGGGGTTGGCGGACAGGACGGTGGCCTGCCGGCTGTCCTCGGTGCCCAGGTCGGCGGGGTCCTCGGCCACGAACAGCGACACCTGGCCCGGCAGGATCGGCACCAGCTCGTCGGCGTAGGCCGTGGGGTTGGCCGTCATGGTGACGCCGGCCTCGGCGCGCTGGCCGATGGCGGACCCGGACATGCTGATCTCGGACCGGCTGATCTCCAGGCCGAACTCGGTGATCAGCACGTGGTTGACGCGCTCGGCGGTCGCGGCGTCCCCTTCCTCGACGGTGAAGGTCCGGGGGGTGTCCGCGCCCGTGCTGTTCGGGCTGAACGTCCACTGAAACGCCCCGGTGGCGGTGGCCCCGTCCATGACCTCGGCCACCACGGCCTGGGTGAACACGGACGACAGCGGCACCACGATCTCGTCGTAGGTGGGCTGGCCCTCCACGTCGCCCTCGGCCCACTCCTGGTTGGCCGCGACCACGGTGGGGTACTTGGTGCCCTTGGGCCGGAACACGCTGTTCTCGGACGCGGGCGACAGGGCCAGGCTCAGGGACCCCAGCCGGCGGTTCGCCGGAACGGCAACCCCGGGGGTGGTCTCCAGCCCGACCTGCACGGTCTGGTTCACGGTCGAACGGGTCACGACTTCCTCCTGGTCACTGGGTGGTCACCGTGAGCAGGTGCCCAAGGTGACGGTACTGGATGCTGCCGGCGTCCTCGGGGTACTGGATCGGCCCAGACCGGGTGCAGGTGAGCACGCGGCCCCCGGCCGACACGGGGGCGTTGTGGTTCCCGACCAGCGTGGTGTAGATGGCCCGGGACAGCGGGGCCAGGGCGTCGTAGTTCTCGACCCGGCCGACGGCGCGCACGTTCAGGGGAACCCCGGTGAACAGCCGGGGGTGCGGGCCGACCACCGGCACGTCGGTCCCCTCGCCGGCCGACAGCACGACCACCGGGTCCACCCCGTCCGGTGCCACGTCGGTCCACACGTAGCCCTCCACGGCGTCCTGCTCCAGGGGGGTGCCCAGGTACACCCCCAGGGCGTCCCGGACGCTCACAGCGCCGCACAGCGCCGAATACGCCCACTCCAGGACCGCCAGGCCCTCGTCACCCAGCCTCATCCGGGGACCACCGCCTCCATGGCCCGCAGGAACCGGGGCCGCTGTTCCTCGTAGGCCGGGTGCAGGTACGGCTGGGCGGCCATGTGCCGGGTGCCGTACTCGACGTACGCCCCGTACTCGGCCCCGACCTCCAGGGTCCAGGTCAGCTCGCGCACCCTGCGGGCCGTGATCGACGCCCGCAGCAGGCCGGTGTCCACCGGGGCGCGACGCTTGGCCCCGGCCTCCATGTCGCGGGCGATCTTGGCCACCACGACCTCGGCCTTGGGCCTGATCTCGGCGGCGATCCGGGGCAGGTCGTTCACCAGGATGGTCACGCCGATGCCGTCGGCCATCACGTCGTCCTGGGCGGGTAGGCCACGCGGCGGGCCCACACAAGCTGGGCCGTGCTCCACCTGTCGGGGTCGCCGTCGGTGGCGATCTCGTAGACCTCGGTGGGGCTCACCCACACCTGGTCGCCGTCGCGCACGTCCATCACCTGGTCCAGCACGACCTTCACGGTGGTCTGGCCCTGCATCCGCTGGGCGACCTGGGCCGGCACGTTGTCCGGGGTGCCGTCCAGGCGCACCCGGATCGGCTCGCCCTCGGCGTACGCGGTGGTGGTCCCACCCGTGGGGGTGCGGCCCTGGAGCCGACGGCGTAGCTCGGCCTCGGTGGGGCGCGACTCGGCGGCGGTCTCGCGCATGTAGGCCAGGTCGTCGGGGGTCAGCGTCACCGCCGGGTCCTCCCCTCGCGGATCGCGTCCAGCACGGGCTGGGCCTTGGCGGCCAGGCGGGCCCGGGCGGCCGGGTCACCCTTCAGCCGGTTCAGGTTCGCCCGCCGGTACGCGGCCTGACGGGCCTGCTGGGCCTGGTAGGCGCGGGCCCTGGCCAGTTCCTCGGCGGCCACCCTGGGGGCGCTGGGGTCCTCGACCTGGCCCATCACAGCACCAGCCGGGGGCTGCCGTAGCCGGTCTCCACGGTGGCGTACGTGCTGGTGTCCAGGGCCGCGAACTGGGCGGCCATGGCCTCGCAGTGGGCCAGGACCTGGGCCTTGTTGTAGGTGCCGTCGTCGGCGCTGAACGTGAAGTCCCCGGCGACCTTGCCGGCCTTCCACCGCCACCCCTCAGCGGCAGCAGCGTTCAGGTTCCACGTGCCCACCCAGCCCTCGTCCGACGGCAGCCGGCCAGAGCTGTCGGCCGTGGCGTACAGGGCCAGCAGCGCCAGCAGGTCGGCCGGCTCCAGGGCAGGCCGCGACGACGCTGCGACCTTGTTGGCCAGCAGCGTCGTCGCGGTCGCGCGGTCCACCGTGGATCAGCCCTCGTCCTTCAGCGCGGCCAGGGCCTCGCTGTCGTCCACGCCCGGGCGGGGGTCGGGCAGCGGGCCGCCGGACATGACGGCCGGGTTCCGCTGGCTCAGGCCCTTGTCGCGCCGGCCGGTGCGGTCGGCCTCGGGGCTGAACCCCAGGTACCCCTGGCCCTCGTCCGGGGTGGCGACCTTGGCGGCGTCCTGGAACGTGGCGGCCTTGGTCGTGGTGGTGGCGTCGCCGGGCTTGTCGCCGGCCTGCTCGGGCGGGCTGGGCTCGCCGTCGGGGCCGTAGTTCAGGATGCCCTTGCGCTGCTGGCCAGCCTGCTCGGCCTCCAGGACGCGGGCGATCTCGGCCTCGTCCGCGCCGGCCAGGTACTCCTGGACCTCGGGGACGGTGTGCTCGTCGGGGTTGTAGGTCTCGGCCACGGTGCTGCCCTCCTGGGCTCAGGTGATCAGGGGAACTGGTGTCGGACGTGCCGGTGGCCGGCTGGTCACCCGGACAGGGGGTGGGCGACCAGCCGGCCAGTCCGTCAGGCGGTCGGCGCGGTCTGGAGCACCGCTGCCGGGTACCGCTGCGCCTCGTTCTGCGCCGCGTAGTTGATCGTGTTGGCGACCTGCCAGCCGGCGCGGAAGGTGACGCGCAGCGCCACCATGTCCTGCTGGAGCAGGTTGTAGACGATGGCCCCGGTGTTGTCCTGGATCACGCCCTCGCGGAAGACCTCGTAGGTCACGTCCTTGCGCAGCGCGAGGATGAACTGGCGCTGCCAGTCGCCCGCGAACGCGATGGGCCCGGGGCTGTCCACGTCGGCCGCCGGCCACAGGCCGTCCATCGTGTAGACCACGGGCGCACCGTCGAAGGTGTTGAACCCGGCGTCCACGCGGTCGCGGTCCAGGCGGTCGCCCTGGTTGTTGCGGGCCCGGCGGAACCGGCCCTTCAGGCGGCGGTTGGCCACCCAGCCGGACTCCTGGAACCCGTCGTCCTCCAGGTCCCCGATCACGTCGTCCAGGGAGGCGAACACGCCGCCCTCGGCCGCCGTGTACTCGCCCTCGGTGGTGGCGTTGCCGGCCGCCGTGGCAGCCGCGAACACGTCCGTCGGGAACGACGCCGGGGCACCCACGCCGAAGAACACGGCGAGATCGAGCTGGCGGTCGATGGCCTCCGCGACCTTGGGCCGCGCCTCGGCCCAGATGTCGTAGTCGGAGTCGTCCACGACGTTCTGCGGGATCGGGACGATCACCGCCAGTTCCTCGATGTTGATGAACTTGTTCGCCCAGGCCAGCTCGGTGGTCTGCTTCAGGCCGGTGTCGCCGTTGACCCAGTACGCCATGGGCAGCGCGCTGAGCACCCGGAACTTGACCTGATTCTTGCCGACGGTCACCTGGCGGAACAGGGTGCGGCTGGCGCTGGTGTTCTCCAGGCCGTCCAGCACCACGTCGATGGACTCCTCGCGCTGGGGTGCGTCACCCCTGGCGATCACGTTGTCGAACGGCATCTGCCTCTACCTCTCCAGCTCAGCGGACCGGGCGGCTGGTGCCGCCTCGGATCAGGTCGTTCACTCCCCCGGCGGTGACGGGCTGCTGCCCCGCACCGTTGCCGGCCCCACCATCACCACTGGTTCGGCTGAACGCCCACGGGTAGGTCGTCCGAGCCGTGGCCAGCAGCGCGTCCAGGTTCGTCGCCTTCCCCTGGTCGTCCAGCGTCACCTTCTCCAGGCCGCCGACCAGGGCCAGCAGGGCCTTGGGGTCCAGGGCCTTGGCCTCGCGCGCGGCCTCGGTCCACTGGCTCCCCACCTTCAGCTCGCGGTTCTCGGCCTCCAGGGCGGCGGCGCGGTCGCGGGCCTCCTGGGCCTCGCGCTGCGCGGTCTGCTCGGCGGTCTCCTGCGCGCGCTGTGCGGCCTGCTGCTGCTCCGTCAGGGCGTTGCGCTCGGTGCGGTACCGGGCGGCCTCCTGGCGGGCCTGGGCGGCGTCCGCGATCTGGCGCTCCACGTAGGACCGGAGCACCGGGTCGGTGATGCCGTCCAGGCTCGGGGTCTGCGGCTGGTTGCCGTTGCCGGCGTCCTGCTGCTGGCCCCCCTGCGGCTGGCCTGTGGGCTCCTGGCCCGATCCGCTCCCCGGCTCCTGGCCGGTCGGCTGCTGCTGGTTGCCGGCGGGCTCCTGGCCCTGCGCGACTCCTGCGTCCACTGTCACTGTAGCGCCCCTTCCCCTGTCCTGGTGGTTCGTGTGAACCAGGCTACGGGGGGGCGTGTCGCCCGGTGGGCACACGACAGCACCCCCCGGGTCCGTGTTCCCGGGGGGTGCTGGGTGCGGGCTGCCAATCCCGCGTGGAGGCGATCACCGACGGGGAGCGGGTGCGGCTGCTACCTGCCCGCTGCGGCTCGTCCTCGGCAGCTCAGGGGGTCAGCCGGTCTGGGCCAGGTCCTCCAGCGGGGTGACCTCGGCCCCGGCGTACAGGTGATCGTCCAGAGCGTTGGCCACGTCCTCGTCGGTCGCGGCGCGGCGGGCCACCCGGGCGGCTACCCGCTCGGCGGCCTCGACCTTCAGCCGCTGCTCCACCCTGCGGGCGGTGGCGTCGGGGTCGCCCCACCGGTTGCGGGTCTCGTCGGCCAGCATGCGCTCGGCGTAGGCGATCACCCAGTGCAGGACCTGGACCCGCTGGACGCGGGCCTCGTTCGTGTCGATGGGGATGGCCTTGGCGTACGCCACCAGCTTGGCCCGGATGGCCCGGGCCCCGGTCTCGCGGCGTCGGGCGGTGCCGTGGGTGGGTCTCACGGGGCGGTCCTCTCGGTGGGGGTGGCGACGGTGCGGGTGTGCGCGGGGACGGGTGTGCGCTTGCGTCGTGTCGGCGGCTGGACCTTCAGGCCGCCCGGCCCGCGATGGCACACGCGGCAGATGGGCTGCCCGGTGCCTAGACCCCACGGGCGGCCAGCGCCCGGGCAAGGCTCCTGGCGGGCCTCGGCACTCACGACAGGGCCCAGACGCCCAGGACCATGGCCACCGTCAGGACGACGGCCAGGACCTCGGGCCAGCCCACCAGGGGTGGCATGGGCGGGCGGGGCGTGACCTTGACGGCCATCAGGCGGTCCTCTCGGGCAGGCGGGGCGGGTGGTCGCGGGTGGGGCATGCAGGGCAGCACCGCTCGCCCTGAATCTGGAGCAGGCCGCACGCGGTGGGCCCGATCCCGCAGGCGGGGCACCAGCGGGGCTCGGCCATCACCGCACCACCTTCCGCGCAGCCTCGCGCCTCGCGGGGTGCACCCCCTTGCGTGCCCGTCGAAGGTCGGCCAGATTGGCGCATGGCCACCCCGCCCGGCTGTGGCAACGCGGGCAGCGCACCGCGTAGGGCCCGACCAGGGCGTACGGGCCGCCCGTGTCGTCGCCCATCACCGCACCGGTCCAGCGGTGCGGTTGCCGAACTCGGCCACCAGGGCCTCGCTCAGGGAGCGGGTGTCGGCGCGCTCGTCGCGCTCGTCCTGCTCGGCCTGGAACTGGCGGGCGAGTGCGAGCTGGTGAAGGTTGGCGATAGCCCTGGGCGACTGCGGGCGGCGGTTCGCGGCTGCGGCGACGGCGCGGCCACCGGGGGTCAGGTTCTCGCGCATGGTGTCCTCCTGGTTGGGGTGATGGGTACTACGGTACCCGACCCGGCTGGGTTCGTCCAGCCGGATCAGGTGAACCGTTCAGCGGGTGGTGACGCGGCGGCGGACGCCACCCCGGCCGTAGGCGGTGACCAGGACCTTGCCGCCCTGGGCCTGCTCAGCGATCCGCGCGGCTGCCAGGGCGGCCTGGTCGTTCGGGTAGTTGCGGGTGGAGCGGTACGCGACCTCGGCCCCGTAGGCCTCGATGCGCTCGCCGCGCTTGGGGGTGCGGGTGGGGTCCATCAGGACGAACTCGTAGGGGCGGGTGGTGGGGGCGGGGGTTCCGGTGGTGGCCATGGGTCAAAGGTAGGCCCCTACCCCCATCCTGTCAACTGGTTCCGCTGAACAGGTTCAGCAAGGGGGTAGGCCTTGCTCAGGGCTGCGCAAGGCTAGGCCCTGGCGGGGCTCGCCAGGGCCTTCAGGTAGTGGTCGGGGTGCCGGCCCTCCCTGATCTCGCGTAGCGACCGCTCGCGGCGCATGGTGCCCCAGGCGGGGTCCTCGGTGCGGGCCACCAGGTCGTCCAGGGCGATCTCCCCGGCCCTCCATGCCCGGTACTTGGCCGGGCCCAGGATGGCGGCCTGGGTGGCCTCGGGCTGGCGGGCGAACCAGTCGGCCCCGGTCTCGGTGCCGTCGTCGTCCAGGTCGTCCAGGCCCTCGATCCCCAGGTCTGCCCAGCTCTTGGCCTTGGGGACCATGGCGCACCGGCACCGGGGGTGCCCGTCCAGGGTGGCGCTCAGGGGGTGCAGCGTGCCGTGCATCACCATGCAGGCCGGGCACGTGCGGGCGTCCAGCGCGGCGGTCCACACCCAGCCGGCCAGGGTGTCGGCCTGGGCCAGGAACTCGGCCCTGGTGACCTCGCGGTACACCCGCTGGACCTCGGTGCGGGCGATGGTCTCGGCACGCCAGCGGGGCACGTCCAGGGCCTGGGCCAGCCGGCGGGCCATCCAGTCGGTGGACTTGCCGGTGGCCACGCCCCTGGTCAGGACGCGGCGCGCCTCGGCGGTGGCGTCGTCGCCCATGGTGGCGAACAGCTCGGCCAGCGGGGTGCCGTCGGCCAGGAACGCCGTCAGGGCCTCGACGCGCTGCGGGTTCCCCTGATCGAACGTGCCGGTGATGCCCTCGCGGCCGGTGGCGGTGGTGACCAGGCGGGGGGCGTGCTGGCTGGCCAGGGCGATGGCCTCGCGCTTGGCCTCGGTGGTCTGCTCGGTGGCGATCTGGGCGAATCAATCCACGTTCCGGCGAACAGCCTCCAGGGCCTGGGTGGCCTGGGCCTGCTGGAGCTGCCATGCCGGGGAGCGCCGGGTCCCCTCCTGGCGGGCCTTCTCGACCTTGGCCAGCACCTGGTCCAGGTCGGCCTTGGCCTGCTCGTAGACCTCCAGCCAGGCCAGCAGCATGGCGTCCGCCGGGCCCTGCTCCATGGCCTCGACCTCGGCTCTGAACTGGGCGGCCTGGGCGTACAGGCGGCCAGCCAGGGTCGGCTCGGCCGGGGTGGTGGTCACGCGGCCTGCGGGTCACCCGGCTGCGCGACGGCACCGGGCGGGACGACGGGCGGCACGGGCAGGGCGGACGCTGCACCGGCCAGGGACCTGCGGCCCCCTGCGATGGCCTCGGCCTGGCCGGCGGCCTCGTCCAGCCAGCGGTCCACGTCCTCGGCGTCGTAGCCGGCCTCGATCAGGGCCTCGCGCTTGGGCAGGCCCAGGTCCACCTTCAGGGCCAGCAGCTCCAGCAGCGCCTGCTCGTCGCGGGTGCCGGGCTCGGCCCAGTTGACGGTCAGGTCCTCGGCCTTGGCGGGGGTGCCGGCCAGGGTGGCCATGTACGCCACCATGTCCGCGACCTCGACCTCTGCGCCGGCCTCGTAGGCCTTGA